CGTGCTGTGGATCTGGGCAAAGCCGAGATTCAGGCGGAAGAGGATCGCAAGACCTTCGCCGTCATGGACGCTCTGGCCGCTGACCCGACCAACCCGAACCCGGTGATTCCCGTCATGGGCAACCTCACGGCTAACGCTCTGGCAGATGCTTTTGCCAACATCGAGCGTACCGACGTGCGTGTCGCCTCTGTGTTCCTGAATGCCAAGGACTATGCCGACCTGCGCAAGTGGGATCGGGATACCCTCGACATCGAGACCCAGGCAGTGCTGCTGAAGACTGGTCTGATGGCAACCATCTGGGGTGCCAAGCTGATCGTGTCGCGTATCGTGCCCGAAGGCACCGTGTACGTTTGCGGCGAGCCCGAGTTCTTCGGTCGCATTCCTGTGCGTACGGAGCTGACCGTGCTGTCTGCTGATGATCCGAAAAACCGTCTGATCGGTTTCTCGATCTTCGAGCAAATCGGCATCGGCGCTTATAATCCCTTCGCACTTCAAGTAATAGAGATAACGCGTCCGTAAGCGTAAATGCCTGTAATGTAGGCGTTTGAGACCCTTGGGAAATAAACCTCCCAAGGGTTTTTTGTTTTTGTTTGCTTTCTTCAAAAGTCTGAAATACTATTCTTGTGTTCTTTGGTTTAGGTTTACTGCTTGTTTGTTTTTCGGAAACATACAAGTTGACAAGCCGATTGTTTTTCGGTTAAATGCAAGTTATACGTTTAACAAGGAGTATTTTATGAAGAAAACGCATAAAGAGCATGATCTGACAAAGGATGTTATTGAGTCGTTGTATGTTGAACAATTATTGTCTGATCGGGAGATTGGGGACATACACGGAATAAGTGATGTCGCGGTATCGTATTATCGTCGAAAATATGGTATTGGAACCATATCGGCAAGGGATCGGATATCGAGGCGGGCCTGTCGTTCTGGGCTGCGTGACATTCGCAGTCTGACCCGTGGTGAGTTTGAAGAGATGTATTGGCAAACGGGAGAAAGCAAACTGGCTAAGATGTTTGGTTGTAGCAGGATGTTGATCAAGACGATTAGGGGTGAGTTCGGGATTCCTGTGGTTGGCAAGTCGGATCGAAATCAGGCAACATACCCATCGTCATTGACTGAAGAACAGAAGGCCGTTTTGTTTGGGTCATTATTGGGAGATGGACATTTAGCGATAAGCGGCGTGGGTACGTCAAGGTATAAGGAGTCGCACTGTTTAGAGCAGCTAGATTATTTGAAATGGAAGCAGGCGGTGTTTTTCCCGTACTCGGGGCGCATTAGGCGAGAGGACAAGCTGCTGGAGGATGGTCGGATTGCTTATGGGCATGTGTTTCATACTTGTTCTCATGGGGTGTTCCAACCATTCAAGGAGATGTTTTACGGGGACGGCGGGAAGCGGTTGCCAGTGGGTTTTGAGATTATGCTAACTCCTATGGCTCTTGCTGTCTGGTACATGGATGACGGGCATTTGTCTGACAGGTGCAAGGATGGGGTGCCTACGATTTCGTCAGGATTCTGTCGGGAGGATATTGATAGGATCAAGCGGTTTATGGATGGTCGAGGATTAGACGTTAAAGTTGCCGAACGGGACGACATATCTATCATTGTGATTGAAAACAAGGGTCTGTTCTTTGAAATGATAAAACCCCATATGCACCCAAGTATGATGTATAAGGTTTCGCCTAGTCTCGGGGGTACCCCGTGCAATCATCAGCGTGTAATGCTTGATGCGTCTCGGGATGTATTGTCTGTAGATTGCGACGTGGACATGTGGGTCGATACGGTGTTTGCGCACTTGCGTCGTGCTGGGTTTTCATTTCCGTATAGCACGGCGGAAGGGGTGTCAAAGGCGGTGCAGTCTGTTGTTGGTTCTAGGCTTGAGTTTGACACGGACATTCCTGCTGGCAATACGGCGGGGTGTGCAGAGTGTCTTTCGTTTTTCAAAGGGTTCTGGTCGGCGAAACGCAAGGGCAAGTTGAGTCCGATAGCGGTGTTCGATGATGATTCGCTGTTGCGTCATGCGATAACAGACTGCATTAAGCATAGGAAGTCGGTGACGGATTCTGCGGTTCGGGCGGAGCTTGCAACATTTGGTGGAGTTCACAATTTCAGGCCAGTTGTTGCGAAGGCTTTAATTGATCGGTATTGTGTTTCTGGGGGACGCGTTTTAGATCCCTGTGCGGGGTGGGGCGGACGATTGTTTGGGTTTTGTTGCTCTGCGGCAAGTGAGTATGTTGGGGTGGAGGTTGAAAAAGAGACAGTTGCAGGGCTTAACAGGCTTGCGGCAAAGGTTGGGAATGGGAAAGAGGTTAAAATAGTCAACACGGCATTCGAGGACTACGAGGTTGGTGGGCTGTTTGATTTCATATTCACGTCTCCCCCTTATTTCGATGCGGAGTGGTATGGGGGCGATGACAGACAAAGCGCGTTTCGCTATAAGGATTACGGGGCGTGGAAGGAGTTGTTTCTGTTTCCGCTGATAGAGAAGGCGATGCGGCATTTGTCTGTTGGGGGGTGTTTTGCACTTAACATTGCCAACGTGGTAGATCACAATATCGCTGATGACGTTAGGATGTATCTTACGGCGGGGCACGGTATTTACAAGGAGCATCGGCTTGTGGCTAGTTCTTTGTTTGGGAGGGGCGAGAAGTGGGAGCCGATTTTTGTTTGTCGCAAGAGTGCTTGATTTCGGGCGAATGCAGGTTATGGGGGAGTATGAATAATCGTGGGTCTAATTACAGCGGGCTTGAGAAGTGTTTTGATGATATGACGCCAGAGTGGATCGTTCCAGTTGGCAGGGTACTGAGGGAACTTGAGGTGGATGGGAAAGACACGGGAAACCTAAAATGGGGATTCAGGGTCAAGTTCAATGGGCGTGTGGTTCACAAGGCGACTCCCGTGGCGGTGAACGGTGGAAACAATCATTGATGGTGATTGAGATTGCTGGTGTATGTTTTTTGATAATCACGTCATAGGCATAGGAGGGTTTTAGAGATGGATATTGGAAATGTTTATAAGCGTGTGGCGATGGCTGAACGTATTGCGCGGCGGGTTCTTTGCGGCGGGGGGAAGTGGGAGCCGCCGAATGAGAACAGGGATACGTGGCGTCGGGAGGTTTCAAAAGGTGAGTACGAGTACAGTGAGGAGAAGCCGAACGAGGACGTCGGGATGGGTGACGACGGATTAAAGCCGCCATCTGGGCAGGCGACTGGCAAAGCGTCAGGGTACAAGTATCACCGTAAGTTGAAACGCGTTGATCTGGAGAATGTGTTGTCAAAGGGTCATTTCTCCATTCTATCCGCAGGTCGTAATCCTAGGGATCCAAAGGAGAAGCAGATGGAGCCTGATGATCCGTTCTTCCACGAGCGGCATTTGCAGTTGCGCGGGGAGTTGGAGAAGCGCAACATCCCGTACACGGAGACGGTGGGGCATTACGGGGGCAAGGAACCGAGCTTTATGATCCTGCATGATGACACCGACTTGACGGAAAAGACGGAAAAGTCAGTCATGGTTCATCACAAGGATGAGGCGACGATGAAGAGTCTGGAGAGTCACCTGAACGATATTGGCACGATGATGAATCAGGACAGTGTGATTCACGGGGCTGCTGGCAAGAACCGTGTGGTGTTCACGGCTGGGGAGTACAAGGGGCAGGAGTGTGGTGGGGCGGGGTGGCAGGAGACGCCCGACGCGGATGACTACTACACTGATATAGACCTTGTTGACAAGCCGCATACCAAGTTCAACTTGAACATCGGGGGGTGCTTCGAGAAGGGGATGCTGTAGGGGTTGCGAAATAGGTTGATGGTGTTATGAGAACATTTTGTTTGAAATCAACCGTGTTGATTAAGAAGTGTTTTCATAGTCTTTGCAAAAACTTGGATGCTATGAATTTTGTGGTGTTCAAGATGAGAAACTTACCGTTTCTCATAGGACAAAACAAGTATAGGTTTGCATAACTTAACTTGAACGGTTGCCTGTAATGGTTGTTGCAAAGCCTCCGTTTGGAATGTAAGTTCTTGGCGGGGGCTTTGGCGTATAATGGGTGGTAGGAACCAAGGAGGGTGGCTATGGGTGATGGATCTGTGGTGTCGGTGTATATGCCTAGGTTGCACAAGCATAATGCGCAGGAGGTGCTTGAGGATGCGGAGGATGGGTTGCGGTGGGCGGAGCGGATGCTGATTGCGATGGCTGCGTCTGGGGGCAAGGGGGAATCGGTGAAGGATGAGTGCTATTGGTATGAGCATGTGGCGAGGGAGGTTCCAAGCCTGCTTGAGTGCTATGCCGACAATGCTGTCAGGCGGTTCGTGGCAAACAACATGATTCAGTTTCCCGATGACTGTCAGGATGAACTTGAAAATGTAGAGGGGTAAGGGTGTGGGTATGGCAAAGATACAGGACGGGTTGAAAGATTTGATCGTGGATATGGCGACGCTGCAAGACAATCCAGCGGTTGTCAAGATTCATTCGGCAAAGAACCTGAATGTGCTGAAGGCGAGCATAGAGAGGTTCGGGCAGGTGAGGCCCGTGATTGTTGACAAGAACAATGTGGTTCGGGTTGGCAATCTGGTGTTCGCTGCGATGAAACGGCTTGGGGCTGACAAGATTGCTGCTGTGTTTCCGAACTGGACGGAGGAACAGTTTCAGGAATACGAGATCATTGACAATCGTTCGTCTGATGCAGACATAGGCAGTGAGTGGAACGAGGACAATGTTCGGGAGATTGTCGGGAGGATTAAGGGGTCGTTTGACTTAGACCTGCTTTGCATCGGGGATACAGAGAAGTCGTCGCTTGCAAAGGCGTTGGGGATGGGGGCATCCAGTGGGGAAAAAGAGAAGAAGGCGGCTGGCAAGAAGGAAAAGCTGGCGCGGTGTCCCCGCTGCGGGCATGACAATCCGTGGCCTACGGGTACGGGTGACGAGGATATGGAGGGGAGGAATGAAAGAGGTTATTGTTGAGAGCTTGCATGGATTCATTGTTCCTATCGACGGGATAACGCTAGACCCGTTAAACTCCAAGATCCATTCTGATACGAATGTTGATATGCTGGTCGGCAGTTTGACTCGGTTCGGTCAGACAAAGCCAGTCGTGCTTGATCGTGACGGTATTTGCAGGGCTGGGCATGGGCTGTTGGAGGCGGCGGGGAAGCTGGGGTGGAAGCGGATTGCCGCGATTCGTCTGGACATAGGGGATGAGGAGGCGATGGCGTACGGGCTGATGGACAACCGTGCGTCTGATGTGGCGTTGGGGTCGGAATGGAACTGGGATGTAATCACGGCGCGTCTTGATGTTATGGACGAGGAGTTCAAGGCGTTGCTGAAGGTGGACTTCGGCAGTATGATCCGTGACGGCCTCGGGGATGTGGGGGACATTTCCGATCTTCTTGCTGACATTGTGAAGGATGAACAGCGGGTCAAGTGTACATGCGGCAAGTGTGGCTTTGTTTTCGGGGTGAAAGGGAAGAGGTGAAAGACATTGCGGTGTATATTCAGGGTGGGTATGCCAAGTCGTCTTATGCTGTTGACAGCTACTGTACGCGGTGGTGGTTCGGGATGGAGTTGGTAAAGCATGTGATTGAGAAGGCTGGGTTTGAGGTCGGGTATGCGGGGATGGAGACGGTATCAGACTACAAGGTTTTGCTGGTTCCGATCACGAGCCAGTGCGATTGGTGGTCTTTTCTGGCAGAGCGGCTGCGGTGGAAGGGTAGGCAGCCTAGGGTGATTGTCGGCGGGCACGGGGTTTGCAACGTGCGGGCGTTGCTTCCGTTCTTTGATGTGGCAGTCTATGGGAGGGCGGAGAACCTGATTGTCCCGTTGATCGAGGCGGAGCTTTCTGGGGGTCGGTTTGAACATGAGTCGATTTGCTACAGTGATTCATTCAGCATGGATCGCAAGTACATCTATGCGCAGGTCGGCCAATCGTATCCAGAGCCGTTCAAGGATGCAAAGGGGAATGAGTGTACGGAGGGGGCGATAGGGTGCCAGCGCAAGTGTTCATTCTGTCATTACACTTGGACAAGGAAATACCTAGGGCAGCGGCAGTCGTCGGGCAAGACTGGGAATAATCCATTTTCGTTAGATCAGGAGTTCACTCTTTTTGACTTTGACTTGAAAAATAGTGATGATTATCCAAGGTATATTAGAAATGTAGGACTGGATGGGGCAAGTGAAAGATTGCGGGTAATGGTTAACAAGCCGATCAGCAATGAGATGTTGTATGATTTTTTGATGGGGCTGACACGAAGCGCAATCAGGCATCCAGTTCGGGTATATAATCTTATCGGGTTGCCAACTGAAACAGATGACGATATTCGAGAACTCTCGGTGATTTGCAAGAAGGCGGCTGTAGATGCTGTTGGGAATGGGTGCCAGAGGACTGATGTCCAATTCCATTTCACCCCCTTCAGGGCAATGCCTGCAACCCCGTCTGGTATATGGAAGATGTCGTATAAAAACCATCGTGATGATGTTGAGAAAATGGGTGGGGCTGTTCGTCAGCATGTTGCTCTTGGGGAACATTTGCGTGTCACGGTCGGTGGGATTGTGGAAAGCCTGTCTGCTATTTTCCTTGAGGCGATAGTCTTGCGTGGCGTGGAAAGTGATTCTGCCAATGTGGAGAAGCTGGCTTTGGCAAAGAAGTTCTGGAGCGAGGGGAACTCGACGAGGCGGCTGGCGGCGTTGGAAACGCTGTTTGACAAGGACAGGCTTTTCAAGCAATACACTTGGGATGACCTGCCAGCACGCAACGTGTGGGGGTATTTGCCAGAGGTGGGGATAAAGAGGTTGTCGGAGCGGGGGCTGGTGAAGTAGAAAATCTGGCGGGGCTGGTGATAGGGAGGAAATGAAATAAGGGGGTGTGATATGGATTTGCAATTGTTATGTTCTAATGAACCTGGGCGGGAAAGCATCAGCAGGCCGTGGAGTGCGGGGGACTGGACTTTCGCAACGGACGGTCGGATTCTAGTTCGGGTGCCACGCATAAACACGGAGGATAAGTATAAGCCTTTGAAACTTGAATTGTTCAAGTTCGGGCATGATGCTGTTCCCGAGGAGGCTTGGGTCGACGGGGGAGCCAGAGTCAGAGGAAAGAACCATGCGGCAGCAGTATATGCAGCAAGAGGTTGAACGGATCAAGGCGGAGTTGGCTGATATTCAAGGGAGGTGTTGATATGGGACGATTGATTTCAATTCCGAGTGATGGGGAAAGCTATTCAGATCAGAAACTTGTCTGGGTGCATCCAGACGGGTTTGACCTAGAGCCGATCAAGGCGGTCGCGACTACGTTGGGGTTTGACTTTGAAGGCGGGAACCAAGCGTGGCTGCGGGACATGCAGGGCAATGTGGCAACGGCTGAAGCGTTTTTCAACAGGATGCGTGGGGCATTTTCTGATGCGGGGTTTGAACCTGTGGCTCGGGAGGTCAAATCAAAGGTCTGCTTCATGGCCGAGGCTGGTGGGGCGACGTTCGGAGCGCAGGCTTGCGGTGACAAGCTAAACAGTGTGACCGCGATGGTTTCGCTGCCAGTTGCAATCAAATGGGAAACCTTGCCGCCAGTGTATCATGGCGACATTCTGGGATGCCACTTGGATGTTCCCAGCGAGGCGTTTGAAAAAGAGCGGGTGGTTTATGATTTGCAGCAGGGTAGTGATTACTGTTTTACGGCTGTGGAGATTGAGGTTTGCGACATAAAGTACATTTGCCTCTATGGGAATGGGTGGCGGGAAATGCTCGGGTATCCGATAGAGGAGGGGTCGCCTCGGTATCCGCTGATTGGCGGCAAGACGCGGGCCAGATTTATTAAGGCGTTTGAGACAGACAGCGCGGCGGGCGGAGAC